CACCTAGAGGTATTTTTGAGGTAAGACCAAGAACATACGGAGTCTTATTGTCTAAATTTCTGGCGCACTTATTGTCGAATCTCGCGTATAGATCATTGAGATTGCGAGCAGTCCACATCTTTTCGTTTCTATCAATTGCCAATGGCATATCAATAGAACCAAGATTCTTCTGAGGTTGTTAAAACTATCTTACCAGTCTGTTTTATCTTGAGCGTCGTACCATTCGGAGTCTGCTCAATCGCTTGATCAGGTCCGGCTACAAGTTGGATCTTGCGGACTACGTCGATCAGTTGATTGATAGCCCGAGCGTGTTCGGCTTTGATACCACGCTCAGCAACTTTAGATGGTAGGGAGACAGCCATTAGATCTCGCAGAATTGAGCGAAGATTTTGACGCTTGATCCGCTGGTTACTGCTTTCAGATACAGGTTAGCGTCAACTCGCGGAATAAGCATGAACTCTCCAGCAGGGATTTGGAACTGGTAAGGAGTAGAAACACCAACATAGACCGCATATTGTAAGTCCAAGTTCGCGATCAACACTTTGTAAGGCAAAGACAGATCGGCAGCAATCTCCAGCAATTCATCAGCAGCGGAACCGATATCTTGGGTATTTTGACCCATATCAGTTCCAGTCATGTTTGAGGTAGTGGTAAAAGTCTGCGAGTTGATTGATGCGCCATTCTTAGACGCGAACAACCTAGCGGACATTTCGATCTCGTTAGCCATAGGTCAGTTGGTTAAATCTCGCAAAACGTCGCTTGAATGGTCACGGCAGATGTATTTGCTAGGAGATACAACGTCGCGCTAACGTACGGCATCAGCAACGTCTCTCCAGCGGGGAGGCGCATTGTGTAAGTTCCAGAGACAAAGCCAAGCTCAACATAGTTTGTATTGTCCAAGTTGGCGATCAGTAGCTTGTAAGGACTAGCTACATCAACCGGAACGTCTAGAGCCTCAACAGTGGTTCCAATCAATTGGGTCTGTGAACCCATATCGACTCCAGCCATCGTCGCGCTTTTGGTGTAAGTTACGCTCGGCAAGAAAGCTCCACCTTTGGATGCGTACAAGCGAGCCGTCATTTGGATTTCGTCAGCCATGTTGTGTTAAGTTAGATTGTAGGTGTTAGAGTGTCTATTGGATAAACAAAAGTGTCCCAAGCGGCAAAGGTCCAAGTCTCATTGCGTTCAACTTGGTTTGTTTTAATGACTAAAGAAGTTGAGTCGTTTACTTTTAACCAAGCCCAAGCAGTTGATTTTGGTGTTAAGTTCGGGTCTGCTGGAGGCTTTGGCATCATTAATCTGACGTAAGATGGAAATTTGTTCAGATTAGACAAAAATAATCCCGTGTAAATCACTGGAATAAACGAAGGTGATTTAGGCAGCCCATTCAATCCAGAATAATTTGATATCCTAGTTAAAGAGACTCTTGAAGTTTGAAAACTGGTTTGACCGCGAGCAAATTTGACAACAAGCTCTGCCGCAATCGGAAACAAAGCTTCTGAAAATGTAAGCTTGTTGTTTTTGGGATCTTCACCAGCAAACTTAATGGCTCCATAGTAATCTCCTTCTGTTGCTCCTTTTCCAAAAGTTTCAACAAACTTTTTGGCTTCTGCTCTTACCTTTGCCAAATCGAATAACGAAGCATCAATGTATTCTGTTCTGAACTCATATCGAAACGATGGCGTTTCATCAGTAAGATTTTGTTCAGTTATAGGTGCTGGTGTCGTAGCTGCACCAGCTTGAAACGCATAGTCTACTGGAACAGCGGTTCCGCTGTAAGTAACAGTGGCTTCTGAATAAGGACCGTTTTCGGTTATTTGATATTTTCCACCAGCAAGAACCCACGCAAGCGTAGCAACTCGCAAAGCGTCTTTGCTTCCTCTGTATTTGTAAACAACAACTAATCCAGTACCGTCTCCGCTGGTGTATTCCCGAGATACCTCAACGAATTGAAGTTGTTCTGGATTGATTAACGAGCTTTTGACGGTTCCCATATTATTCTCTTGAGATTACTTGTGCCGTTGTTGCGCTACTCTTGGCAATCAGTTTAAGTTGAATTGTCTGCTCAATAGCTTGTCTGATTGCGGAATCTTGACCGCTTTGAAAACCAGTGAATCCACCAATGCGAGCAAGCGAGTCTTGCGCTCCACCAAAAGAAAACGGTTGTCCGCGTATTTGCTGATACATCGTTTTTGGACCTTTAAATCTAGGATCGTTCGGATCTTCTTCAGGATTAACTGCTGGCTTACTACCAGTCACCATTTGAGCCAAAACGGAACGCGCTTGTAGTGGCAAAGAAAGCACAGCGGCAAGGGTTCCGGCTTCTTTTCTAATGGTTTCAAAAGTACGCAAAACTCTTTCAAGAGGCTCAGTGGCAGAAACAAGAACCGGAGCAGCGGTTACTTTTGCGGTTTTTTCTAATCTTTCAATTGCGTCGTTAAATTTTCCTAATGCTTCAATGTCTGATTTTTTGAATAACGATATTTGACCAAGTTGATTAAATTTTCCAGCAGCAAGTGCAGCTTTTACCAATTTAAGCCCAAGAAGATCTGTTGCGGCAGACATCATGTCTGCATTGTTTCTGTTTGCGTTTAAAGCTGCTCCAAGCTTTATAAGAACTTGTTCGCTACCAACGGTTTCTTGGCTCAAATAATCAATTGAGATCCCAAGTCTTTCAAATGCCTCCCTTTGAGGTCCAGCAGATGTTAATGCGGAAATTCTTGCTTCATTAATTCTACCAATAGCACCTGCAATAGATTCAAATTTTACTCCAGATTGAGAAGCTAAAACTTGGAATTTTTGAACATCGTCTGTGGATATGTTCAATTGCTCGGCTAGATCACCTATATCATCAGCAAGAGAAACTATTGATTTGGCAAAACTCGTGATTGCAGCAACTGACAACGCTGCTCCCATCTTTGATGTTATGGAGTCCTTGAGATTGTTTCCAAACTTTTCGCCAACGCTTTGTGCGCGTTTAACACCCATCTCAAATTGGGAAGAATCAATCCCAAGCTTTACCAACATTGATAGGATACCCATATTAGTTATCTTGTTGGTTTTGCCATATTGCTTCGCTTTGATCGTCCCACAACTGCACGTTGCCCATCATTTCTGCGTGAGCTAGAATCAGCCTTTCTGCATCACCAAGAGGCATCTTGACGGCATCGTCTGGTCCAATTCCTATATGGAGACAACCGACAAGCACTCGCTCGGTCCACGGCATTGCGGGAAGCTTTGATTTAGTTCCCGCTTCCATCAACACCTCTGGAGCGGTGGATTGTTCCTTAAGCCACAACTGGAACTTGTCTGACTCCACCATCAGATTCATTCGCTTAATCCGCTTTCCCCACAACCATAGGAACAGATCCCTCCAGAATGATTTAATTGATCTAATGGACTCCAGAGGAGGCTGTGAGCAAACAAGCACAGCCTCCGCTAGATCATTGGAGTTAATCTCACCACCTAGAACGTAAGGAGATCGCAGTCTTTGCAGCAATATCGCGTGACCTACAGTGTAGGGGACGAGTCGAACCCCAAGCACCACTGGTGCTGGAGGTCCGCTCTCTGCGAGTATCTTTGCAAGTTCTGACACGATTACAGAGTGAATACAGCGGCGTTGCCAGCAAGAGACGGATACTTTACGACTGTTACAGTGACCATCACCTTACCGCTGTTAGTGAACTTAACGCTTCCACCACCTGAATAAACGTAATTTCCATCAAGTGAAACACCACCAATGGTCACGCCATCGCTGGAAGCAATCGTAGCGTATCCATTCACAGCGGGAAGACCCGCTGCAAGTTTGGCTTGAACAAAATCCGCAGCAGAAGGGATAAACGTCACGCTGAGGCTAATACGCTCGTTTGCTGAGACTTGAGCCACAACCTCACCCGCAGCGTTCTTGATTTGCTCAACGTCCGCTTCATGTGAAGCATCGTAGCTTTCAATTGTACTGATCGCTCCGGTTGTTAAAGCACCTCCCGCAGGAGTAAAAAGTGTAATGGTTCCTTTTGAACCATAGACTAGGGCTAGACCTTTTGAAACTGCCATTTTGTGTTAGTGTTAAGTGGTTTCGTTTGCTGCTGCGAAAATTGTCATGGATCGCGAAAAAGTTCTAGCTCTTTCGCTGATGTCGTTGATGCCAAAGTCAACTGGAACCGCAAATTGCGCGTTGTAACCTCCCGAAGGATCGGTGTCGAGTGCGTCTAACTCCGCAATGTTCCCGTCAACGTAGAGGTATTGCAGGAGATTCTCAAAGATTTGAACAACCGCCAGAGCTTGAGCCTCCGAGGTATCGTCTGCGGACAACTGGAGCGTAGCGGTTATGTCTATCTCGCAAGTTCGTTCTGTAGGATGCACCGGAACCGAAGTCGATGCGCGGACAACAATGCGCGGAAAGCTCGGCATTTGGTCCTCTAAGTCTGGATCTGCAAACGCACCGTGACTGTAGCTTGTGAGACAAGTCGGAGTGCCAATAGGAGACTCTGACCAGTCTTCAGCGGCCAGCCAGTCAACTAGAGCGCGTTCAGTGCGTAGGGCTACAGCGTTCATGTTACTGTGATTCCTTTGGATTCGGACCCATCAAAAGCGGCTTGCAGTGCTGCGGCAATGTGGTTTTCAAGCTCACGGGCTTCATCGTTGTAGGCTTGCTGCATTGCTTTGGCGTAGATTCCTTCGACGGTTCCAACCTGATTGTCAGCTAATCCAATGTTCATGCGTACCTGACTTGATGGATTAATTCCAGATCTAGCTTTTTGCGTATTAGCTGACGAGCCTTTGTGCATCGCTACATTCTCCTGCGGCAAGCCGTATTGATTCGCAAGATTGATCAACGCTTGGTTTCCAGCTACAGACTTAACGCCAGCAGATCCATTCTTTGCGCGTCGAGTTCCGCCAAATTGTTGGAAGGATGGCGACAGCTTTTTAATCGCTTTGGTTACAGCAGACTTGAGGTAACCAACACTGCCAGCAGCGCGACGGCGTAACGCTCCAGCAGCCTTTCGCATATCTGCACCGTAGAGACCGGGTTTTCCAGCCTTCGCGTTCTTGGCTTGAGCGATTAAGTGGACCACTCGTAACTGTCGAGATTTACCCACTCGCTTGCCGGTCTTCTTATCAAAGCGATCCGCTCCAACTGGTCTGTTGAAATAGTCCAGAATCTTGTTACGAGCCGCTTGGGGAGACTTTGGAGGCAACAAGCAATACAACCGCAGCATCAAGAAAAACGTGCGAGCGTTGACCGCATCAGCGAGCGAACGCTTAGTCTTTGGGAGATACTCCTTCCAAGCAGCGTCAAACCTCGACGTATCAACTGTAACGGTTGGAGTCATTTGGTTTTAGAGCCAAGTTCAAGAGCATAGTAAGCTCCAGAGCCGTCTCGCTTGGCGGACACAATTCGCATCTGGCGACCGTCGTAAGTGAGGAGCCTTCCAACCACCGGAATCATCTTCCCGAAAGTCAGCAGCAAGCGGTCTGTATTCTCTTGGAGGAGCAGACTGCCGCTCTCTTGCAGGAGCCGGTCAGCGGTGGAACCAACGTCACAAGACCAGACCGCAGCGTCAACGGTTACGAGGGTTGAGTCAGCCAACCGCCAGTCGGAGAACTTAACCAGCACTCGCGCTTGGACGTTGTCTTGAAACCCACCGGAGATAACCGAGTTAGCGTCACTGATCGCAGCGGGAAGACAGCGCACCAGCACTCCCTGCCACAAGAACGACGGGTTTCCCATCGCGCTCTGTAGCACAGACATCCCCAACTGGAGACTTGTGGCTATTAAGTTCAAGCGGCGTGGAAGTAGACTCCGGTGACAATTAGTGTAGATCCAGACTGAACTTGAGCCGCTAGAGAAGAAGTGCTTCCGTTTTCGTAATGAACAATCTCAGCGTAAGATTGACCGGCAATTACACTGCCTTCGATTTCAGTCTTAGCGTTTGCGTGTAGACCGTTAGCTTGAACTCCGACAGCCGCAGCATAAGTCGATAAATCAGGGATGCTCAATCGCAGTGCGCCAGAAGCCGTACCGCTTGCGGCGGTTACCGACAGCGAAACAGAAAACCAACGCAGATTCCCGATCTCCGTATATCGCGCGGAATTGATCGTGACGGTGTACGTTCTACCACCACCGGAATCTGTTAGAGTCGGAGTGTAAGCGGTCGCGGTATTCAGACCCGAGATATCGGTGTACAACTCCGTAAAGTTGTCATTCGCTTTGATCCAACTCCCGCGCAACGTATCACCGTTGTTGTCGTTTGCGGTTGATCCGACATTGATGACTTGTTGTGACATATCAGTCTTTCGGCAAAGCGTACCAACCTTCGGGAAGCGTTATGCGGTTGCTAGAGCGAACAGAAACGCCGTCTGCTCCTTTGACCCATACTTTGGCTTTGACGCTCTCAGCGAGCCTCACCGGCTCACCGTGAGGCACCATAACCACGCGAGACCCACAGCCGCAACTAGCGATTAGAGTCAGCAATACGATCCAGCAACTTCTTTTTGAGGTTTGGATCTCGTTTTGCGTCTTCAACGGTGGGTGGTTTTTGAACGAAACTAGTCAGCCACTTGAGCAGAGCGGTAACGATCTGTTCGATGAAATTCACTCGGGCTTTTTGTCAGCGTCTTTGGCAGCGATCAAACCAAAGCCAATGGTCACGGCAGCAATGGTCGCAGCAAGATCAATGTTGGTAGTAGGGTCACCATCGAACAGAGATTTCAAAGCACCGCCAACGGCAACCATGATTGCGCCAACACCAGCGAGAGTTGTTTTCCAGTTCATTTTTTGAAGGTTTTATACAGACCGATTGATGCTGCGACAAATGCTAAAACAGCGGCCCCAAGTTGGAACCACTGAGTTAGCTGAGGAATAAATGAAACCGCACCAGCAGCGGCAGCGGTAGCCAGAGAGATTCCAACTCCGCTGCTGTTGTTAGTGTCGGTTTGCATTACTCGTTAGGCTGAACGGCTTCAACCACCGGATTTGCCAGCTTGTAAGCCGCGACAACCGCAGGAGTCCATAGCGCGTTGGCAATATTCACCACCTCGGTCGGTTGACCTTCCAGCGAGTCACCGGGATTCAGCGTGTACTGCGAGGTAATCTCAGATCCGACAACCGCGCCATCGCTGTCGTAATCGATTCCGGTCGTCACGAACAACGAGTTGTTCTGATTGCACTGCACTGCGACAATGTTGACTGGTACGATCATTGGATGGTGGGGCTAGGGGTTTGGCTTGCGGCGTAGGCTGCGACAGCGGCAGGAGTCCAGACAGCGTTGGCAATCGCTACGACTTGCTCGGGCTGACCAGCGAGGTCTGAGCCGGGAGCGAGACAATAGCGGCGGAATGTGGAAGCCTTCACGGCTTCGCCATCGACGATCTGGTCCGCTAGTCGAACCTGAAGCGTCGTGTTTGGGAGAACCTCGCAAAGCGAGAAGATAGTGCGTTCTGTTAGCATAGGATTAGACGAAGTAGGTCAGAGTTCCAAAAATAGCGGATGTTCCAGAAGCAAATCCCGAAACTTTAATATCAGCTAAAGCTACTCCTGTTGATGTTGCATAAATTGGGAATGCGCTTCCGTTGTACACGCCGGAAGTGAGGAATCCCGTAAATGTAATAAATCTTCCTGCAATCGTTCCAAACTGGGTTAAAGCACTTGAAGCGGCAAAAGGTAATCCCCTAACATACATGGCATTTCCAGCGGTCAGTCCGGTGGTATTGATATCGGCTAGTTCAAAATGAACAGTCACCAATCGACCGATTTTCGTGTAACGTCCAACCGCAACCACAGTCGTCGCTTGATTACCACCTGAAGAAGCATCTCCAGCAGTCGGCGTAAACGTCCCCTCCTCGTAATCGGCCAGTAGCTCGGAGGTTCCGGTTCCAGCAGTCGCGGAGAAGTCGATGCCTTTGCCGGACGTAAGCATTACGAGGTTGTCTCCAATTCTAACATCACCTCCAGCGGGATTTAGAGCCAACGGAAAAACGCCAGTCGAACTGTTTGACTGAATCCACGAATGCTGATTTCCACCATCGTAAGCGACACCAGCATTAAAATGCGCACCAATACCATTAGGCTCATCGTGGATTAGGAAACCTCCCGTATACGTTGTCGCTGTAGCAACAGCGTGAGTAGTACGAACTGTTAAATTTACTGCCGGAGTCACGGTGCCAATACCCACCTTATCAGTATATCCAGCCGCATTAACTACCAGCGTCGGGCTGTCCACCGTCAGTGCGCCGGTGATAACAGCGGACGCCAACGTCGAAACACCAGTCACACCCAGCGTCGTGCCCACCGTAGCCGCGCCGGTGATGGCGGCGGAGCCAGCGGTAACGAGTCCGGTGACGGTCAATGCTCCACTCGCGGTTGGTGAAGACGAGAGCAGATTGTTGATGCTGATGCGTTTGGTATTCCCCGAGGCTGGTGGAGTATCCGACACGTCCACAATCGGGATCATGTCATTTATTGCATCGGCTGCCGTTAGGTTTGTTAGTGCTGAGATTTTAGCGTCTGCCATATCAGTAAACTGTTAAGATTAGTTTTCCCAAGTCTTCTTGTGTTAAAAATGTGGAGCCATCTTCCAGCACTATGCTGTCGAATGTGCCATACGAAATAACGAGCTTGCTGGTTCCATCTTCTTGCAAAAGGAATGTTTCATCCTCCTGTAGAACATCCCTCCGCATAATCGGAGGCTCAGGCATGATCCCATTGAAGGATCGTGTCCTGTTTATTGATGTTCCGATTGAGATCATTAGCTGCGAGCGAGGAAAGCCACAACGCTACCGGATGAGATCTGGAATCCAGTAATTTCACCGGGAAGAGGTTGTCCTGCTGGAATTGTTTTTGACGGCCAATTGCCACTGATATCAGTGCCAGTAATCGACGTGAAAACGGTTGGCTCGATGGGAACCAGTGCAGACCAGTTGCCGGTCTGAGCGGCGGTTGAAGTGACAAGTTGGAACCCCTTTCGTCCCATACTGTACTCGGTTGCTATGTCTGCTTGCAGTGCCATAAAATTGTTTTTCGGTTAAAGGGGAGGCTGTCAGCGTATCCAACAGCCTCCCCAGTTTTGGTTGTTTAACCTTTTCGGATCTTCGGTGCTAAGGCTCCTTGTACCCACAAGATGAGCTTGCCTCCTTCAGGAACAGAAACAGTGTTGAAATTAGTGCGTTGGAGAGTCGCATCAATTTCGGGACCAGCCAGCAATTTAGTTTTGCCGGTCTTGTCCACTGCTATGGTGGTTGCAATGCGCATATCCTTAAGGATTAAGCGGTGATCAGAACCTCAGCTTGCGTAGTATCCGCAGCAGCCGCACCAAACATAATATCGTAAGAAGCCATATGAGCGCGAGTGGAGCGGGAATACCAGACAGTAAGCAACACAGACAGACCGTTGCTCAACTCGACAGTGCGCTGCTCAACGAACTCGCCAGCAATCATTCCAACCGGCAGACCGCTCGCAACCGCAATAGCGTCCTGACCGCAAACGAAGCCAGCGGTATTAGCAATAGCACCAGTGTAGTCGTTCTGCTCCAAGATGTTGTTGAAGCCAAAGAATCCGTTGTTCAACGGACCGTATCGAGCATCAGGGAACGTATTCGCAGCAGCCGCAAACGAAATACGGGCCAAATGTCCACCGTCCAACAGAAGCAACTTCTGTCGGTAATTCTTAGCCAGAGCCAAGATTGCAGGGAGATCGCTAGAATCAAAGTTGGCAGCAGTACCAATAACAGTACCAGCACCAAACAGAGCGGCGGTCATCTGAGCGGTGACCTTCTTGCTAATACCAAGAGCGAAGATCTCAGCGGAACCCATCGCCAGATCGCTAATAGCGAAACCCTGATTCAACTCCTGCTGAGTGACAGTAAAGGTCTTGGTGATCTGATTAACAGTCACCGAGGTAGCGGCCAACGTGGAGTTGTTAGCAGCACTATCTTCAAAGTTAGTGGCGTTATCAACAGTCGCATCGCCAGCGGTAAACTTCTTGACCTGAACAGTAGCGCGGGGACGCAAGTTATCCAGACCCACGTTGCGCGTGAAACCGGCAATCATCGCCAGTTTGGCAGTCGCAACAGTGATAACCGCATCAGCAAGATAATCGACAACAAGACCAGCCGCGAACGTGTTGTTTTGAGGAGCCAGCATTGCGCCCTGACGCATCAACTCGCTGTGGTTCTCAATCAAGAAACGCTGACGCTCTGCACCAGCGCGGAGCGACTTGTGCTTCTCCAACAGCGGATTACCCAAGTTCACGATCACGGGACGAACCGGATCGGGAGCAGGAGCGGCGGTGGGAGACTTAATGGAAGCCTCCAAAGCGGAAAGCTTAGCCATAATGGTAGCGAGATCAACGGGAGCGGCAGGAGCAGCCGCAGCCGTCACAGTAGTAGCAGTATCGGACATATTTGTGTCGGTGGTTTGTGTTGGTTGCGGCGTGGGGTCCACGCCAGAATCGTTGATAGCTTTTTCGCCATCAGTCGAAAGTGTTTTGTCTGTGTTGGTATCAGACGGCTCTTCTAGTTGAGCGAAAAGAGCAGAGAACCAGTCGCGTCCAGCAGCACCTCCCCAGAGGTTGGCAGCTACGTCCGCAGGAGTATTTGGTTCTCCTTCTAGGAAACGCTCATTGCGTCCCCACCAAGCGTTGGCTTTGCGGATCTTATTTTCGGTGGGAGCCTCTCCTGCAACAAGAGATTTAGCATCGGTAACAGTTGCTGGCTCTAGACCATCACCAGCGAGACCTTCCTCGTATTGCTCAAGACCTCGACGGAGGTTGTTCTTGACCGTCTCAGGAGCCGTCTTGGTGACAGCGCGGGGATGCCATTTAGCGGCCATTGCCAACTGCTTGATGGGTTTGTCTACTAGACCAAAAGCCAGAGCTTCAGGAGTGGTAAACCAAGTCTCTGCTCGCATCGCAGCGCGAATAGACTCAGCAGAGCGACCGGTCTTTTTATGGTACACTCCAACCAACACTTCAGCGTGTTGATCCAAAGCCTCAGCCATCTTCCGCATATCCTCGGAAGTACCAGAAGCCATCCCTGATGGATCGTGGATCATCATTAGAGCAGCGTCAGCCATCTCTACGCGATCACCGGCAAGAGCGATAATGGACGCAATGGAAGCTGCAATGCCAACAACCCGAGTGGTCACCGGAGCTTTGCGACCGCGCAACTGGTTGTAAATGCTTAGACCATCCCAAACATTTCCACCGGGAGAGTTGATCTCTACAAGCAGCGGACCATTGCCAATCTCGTTGAGAACATCGGAAAACTGCTTTGCAGATAGACCGGAGCCGCCGTACCAGTCTTCGCCAATCTGATCGAAGATCTGAACGGTAGCAGGATCACCGGCAGCGTTTGCTGGTGCGTAGTAAAGCCAATCTGACTTCTTGGTAAAACTCATTCGGTTTTCTTGGCTTTTGGTTTCCGAGTCTTCTTGACGGTAGCGGTAATCTCTTCCTGCTCTACAACAACAGGTTGCGATCCACCTTCTGACGGAGCAACTGGAGACGGAGATTCAGAAGGATCATCTGGAATGTCAATAGCCGGTGCAACACTAGTTGCGGGACGTTCTTTCTGAATCACCGAAATCTCAGATACATCCACGCCGTATTTAGCAGCGAGTTGACGCACAAACAAAGCTTGTTGGGCTTTTGACTCTAAAGCGGAACGCCAGTCTAGACCTCGCGCACCATAGACCTCATCAAAGGTAACAACGCCAGCCTCTAGCTCTGACAGTTGAGCCGCAGAGTTACGGCCAACATCTACATTCGGTGAGCGCGGAGCGGTGATTGATACTTCGTACCAGTCGCTTGGAGCGTCGTTTAGTGTAGGATCATTTTTGATCGCGTACTCCATCGCGTACTCGTAAATACGACGAGCCGCTGATGCCATAACTTGATGGCGAGAACGGAACCATACAGACGACATATCTAGCGCACCGCGATAGACAGTTCCCTGCATTGACTCGGGATATACCAGAACGTAAGGGATACCAACGCCAGCGCAGACTTTCTCGGTCAGTTGTCGCCAGTACTCGCGCATATTTACACCGGGACGCTCGGTCGCAAACTGCTCGAAACTGTCACCGTTCTTCATTACCTTCACGCCAGATCCAAAGACCTGTTCATAGTAATTCTCGGCGGTGTTTACGCTCGCTCCAGCAGTACCAGCGCGGAGGTTACTTGCTTGGACTTCGCCAGAGACGGTTTTAACAATCTGAGCGACAGACGCACCAAGCTTGCAAGCCTCCATCTCCAGCTTTTGCAGATCATCGAGATCGTGCAAATCATTGATAACCGCCGAGACAAACGGAAGACCTCTTAGCTGACCGGGACGATTCGGTTCGTAGATATGGACTACGGAGTCAGAAGGAATGGAGCGAACATCAGTCAGGTTACCCTGAGTTTTTTCCGCTCCGATAAAATAGGATATCGCTCGTCCAGTTCTTGGATCAAAGCGGATACCGTCAAACACGGTCTCGTCTGCTTGCATCCCTGCGGGAGTCGCAATGGATTGAGCCTCAAAACTCTGCATCAAACGGACCCGTGGAAATCTTAAACTGCCAGAAGCCAGCCGGTATTGAATCACTTCGCCAGAACAGAATCGCAATCAAAGCTATTGAGCGTCAGACTGGCTTGGAGTTCTTGTCGATATCAGACCAAGAGCCGTCCCGAATTGATGGATTTATCTTCGATCCGTTCAAAGGGATCATCACTGGAATCTATGAGGTCAAGACTCGTAGCTATGGCTTGCACAAGCTACAGACCACATTCGGAAACGAATGGATGATCAGTTGGTCTAAGATCCAAGCGGCTCTTGAGGTTACCAGACGTACAAAACTCCCATTCTACGGAGTGCTGCATCTGCTGGATGACAACATTGTTATGATGGTTGAAATCTTCAACCGCAATGCGTCTTGGGCGGCAAACCATAAGGTTGAGGATCGTCTGGTTAACGGAATAAAAGATCGAATGGCGTTAATTGATATGACGACCGCAATGCAATATAAGATGAACCAACTATTCTGATGACAGACCTAGAGCTTGAAATACTAGAGTTCCGCCGACAACTATGGCGACCAACTCCACGGCAATCTGTTGTCGAGTGGGCAGAGTCTAATCTTACACTCAGCCAGCGGCAGACCGAGCATCCCGGTCCCTTCTCTACGGCGGTCAGACCATATTGCAGGGAGCCGCTTGAATGTTGGAAAGATCCTGCGGTCTCCGAGGTTACGTTGTGTTGGGGAAGTCAGACCAGCAAAACAACGACACTGATGGCCGGTCTGGCTTGGTCAATCGACGTAGAGCCGTCTCCTGCGTTGTGGCTGATGCCGTCTGAGAATCTGGCTCGTAGCTTCAGCAAGTCGCGCTGGTTGCCAATGCTGGAGGACTCACCGGCTATGGTCGCGCGGTTTCCCGCCGACAAAGACCAGATCACCAACCTAGAGCAGCAATTCGACCGCTGCACTCTGACGTTTGTAGGGAGCAACTCACCGGCAAATCTAGCCTCTCGTCCCGTCAGAATCCTAGTCGCTGATGAAGTGGACAAATTCGCGGACGCAACAGCCAAAGAGGCTGACGCTCTTGATCTTGCCGAGCAGCGACTCAAAGCGTTCTCCAGTTCAAAAGCGTTCTTTACAAGCACTCCCACAACCTCGGAGGGAAGGATCTGGCAGCGATATCTCCGAGGAGACCAGCGGAGGTATTACATTCCCTGCCCATACTGCCGCGAGCTAATCAAACTAGAGTGGCGACAAGTCACTTGGGAAAACGAGAAGCTAGAAGACGGCAGGCCCGACTGGCAGCGCATCCGTACCACCGCTCATTACGTCTGCCAATTGTGTCAGGGAAATATAAGCGACAGCCAAAAAGTCGCAGCGTTACGGCATGGCAAGTGGATTTCGGAAAACAAAGCCAGCCTCCCGAGCGTAAGATCCTACCATCTTTCTTCGCTGTATTCCCCAGATCGCAAATGCACTTGGGGAAATCTTGCCGTCGCTTTCTTGGAAGCCAAAAGCTCAATGATGGGATTGCAGGGATTCATCAACGGAATGTTGGCAGAACCGTGGGAGAATCAGGAGACGCAACAAGACCGAGTCGAGATTGTCTCGGATGCGGGAATCCCTGAAGCCAGACGATACCTTACCGCTGACGTACAAGCCGCTGCTCCGTTTCTTTGGTGGGTCTGCCGCGAGTGGCTCAAAGGGAACTCTCGTCTCGTTGGAGCCGGTCACGCTGACGACTTTGCCGCTCTCCGCAGGATACAACTTCAATATAACGTCCATGACATGGATGTTGGCGTTGATTCCGGTTACAACACGCAAGCGGTCTATGATGCTTGTGCTGAGTTCTCGCAGAGTAGCGCAAGCCCGATAAACTATCCCTGCGGTCTCCGTTATCCGCCAGAGGGAGGTCTCCGAAAGCCAATGCTGATTGGCTGGCTGCCAATGAAGGGACGCGAGACCGGAGCCAGATTTACGTCTAAGACCGGCTCCATTCATCCCTTTGGAATTACAACGTCAACCTCGATGCGGACTGACGCTGTGCAACCGTTGTTGGTTTTCGACACCGAGCATATGCGTGAGGTACTCCAGCGGCTCCGTAAGGGATCTGAGACTCACCAATGGACTGTCTGTAGCCTCCCCACTCCGCTGGACGTTGAAGGAGCCTTTGCGAGCGATTCTGATACATACTGGAAGCATCTGGACAGCCACATTTTGCGACCAACAGCGAACCGCTCCGGCAGAATAAAACATCTGTGGTACAAGAGAAACACTCGTTGGCCTGACCATTTGCACGACTGTGAAATCATGCAACTTGCGATGGTGATGTTGTGGGGAGACCTAACTTCCAGTACCTCGGAAAATTCTAGTGGTTGACAAACTTCGCGGTCTGTTGATAGTCCGCGCAAGTGTTCACTTACACGGTAGCAACTAAGCGGTCATACTTGCGTACTACCTACGCGAGCAAAGCCGCTTTGACATTGCTTGAGGCTTTAACGGCAAAGCTGACTGTTTCCGCTGACTCAATGGAGAGCGGGAACGTGGTCCGCAGCACTTCTAGCTCTGACGTTTCCGTTGAGTTCGCTGAACCCGGTAAGGGTACAGCAGCACCAATTGAGATGCTGGAAATGTGGGAGTCTCTGCTAACCGATTACGATTACGCTGTGACGCTTTTGGCTGGAGATGCAATCCCGACTCCCACCGATCTCCAGATTTACAACAAGATGTTGGCCGCAGTTCTGGTTTCAACGACTCGGTATTATGCGGATTTCACGCAGTTTCGGCGTGAAGCCACAACCCGAATGAGCTAATGGGATTTCTTCAAAACATAGCGGACAAGCTGTTTCCTCCTCCCGTTAACAAATACGAGGGAGCCGGAAACTCGCTGCGTCGTTCGTATCTCGATACGTCTTACACTTCAGCGCGGTTTGATGTTACCAGTTCGACTCGTCAAGCCATCGTTCGCAAGTCTCGCTTTTTTGAACAGAATAACGCTGTGCTGAATAGGCTTGGGGACTTGTTTGAGAGCTACACTGTTGGCTCCAGCTTCTCCGTTCAGCCAGCCTCCAATGATTCTGCGTGGAATCTCAAAGCCAAAAAGTGGTTTGATGTCTGGAGCCGTTATCCCGATATCGGTTCTCGCCAGTCGTTCTCCACTCTGATGGGGCAAGCCGCTCGCGGTTGGTTCTACGATGGCGAGTCGTTCTTGTTGTTGACCAAAGGGGACACTGGCAACCCTCGGTTGCAGCTTATTGAGGCTCAATCCATT